TATAAGGTCTGGCCTTCTGCGTATGCAAGTGGATGGTTAACCAAGGAGTACAAAAAGCGTGGCGGGACGTACAAGTAAGCCCAAAGGCGGGTTAACCAAATGGTTCAAAGAAGACTGGCGTGATCTGAAGACAGGGAAAGAGTGTGGGCGTAAGTCTGCCAAGGGAAAAAGCAAGAGGCCATATCCTTCCTGTCGTCCCAAAGCTGTTGCGGCTAAGATGACTGCGGCTGAAAAAAAGTCAAGCATCAAACGCAAAACAGGGCCGAAGAAAATTAAACACAAAGTTACTGCATCAGGTAAGCGGAGAAAGTAATGGCTGAAAAAGATCCAAGACTCAAGCGAGCAGGTGTGTCAGGTTTTAACAAGCCTAAGCGTACACCCAATCATCCTAAGAAGTCTCATGTTGTGGTTGCCAAAGAAGGTGACAAGGTTAAAACAATTCGCTTTGGGGAACAAGGTGCTAAAACTGCGGGGTCTCCAAAGAAAGGAGAGTCTGAGGCCATGAAGAAGAAACGTGCATCATTTAAAGCGAGACACCGCAAGAACATCAACAAAGGTAAAATGTCTGCGGCTTACTGGGCTAACAAAGTTAAGTGGTAGGGGTTGACAAACGAGTAAATTTGTGATATAATATTTACTCAGTAGTAGGAAACGCAAATGACGTATTTAGATATTGTAAACAACATTCTTAGACGCTTAAGAGAACGTACTGTCTCTACAGTTAACGAGACAAGTTATTCTACTCTGATTGCTGTACTGGTCAATGACGCTAAAGAAGAAGTCGAGAATGCTTGGCAATGGTCTGCGTTGCGTACTACATTGTCAGCAACTACAGAGGCCGGTGTGTTTAACTATGAACTCAATGGGTCTCAAAATCGCCTAACTATTCTGGATGTTGTCAACGATACAAGTAACTTCTTCATGGAATACAAAACAGCCCATGAGATGAATGACTTGTTTTTGAACCAAACACCTGAGCAGTCAGAGCCACGGTACTACAGCTTTAACGGTATCTCAGATGACGGAGATACACAAGTCGATTTATATCCTATTCCTGATGGTGCATACAACCTGCGGTTTAATGTCGTGTTGCGTTCGTTAGATTTAACCACTGACGCACAGACACTACAAGTTCCATCGCAACCAGTTATTCAACTTGCATATGCCAAGGCTGTTGAGGAGCGTGGTGAAGACGGTGGTGTTGCCGCTGTGTCTGCCTACCGTACAGCAGAGCGTGCGTTGTCTGATGCAATTGCTTTAGATGCCGCCAAGCACCCTGAAGAAACAGTCTGGTACAGGCAACTAACTGTGTGATTGATAAGTTCGGTCGATTAGGTGCACGTAAGGGATGGCAGTTCCTTGCTGAAAGCACTGGTGTTGATCTTAAGGGCATGCATCGGTTTGTTGACATTGATGCAACTGAATACTTTGGTGCATGGTCAGATGATAAATTCTACATTTACTCTGCGGGTACACTGACTGAAGTTACTTACAATGGTGCTCAGACACTCACTGAAGGTAACTGGCAAGCTGTCACATTAAACGATGCGGCTTACTTGTTTCAGAAAGGTTATGAGCCTTTGTACTTTGATACTGTTGGTGGAACAATTGAAGACATCTCAGACTCTCCGTCAGCTTCTGGTACACCGATTGAAGGTAACTGTGCACTATCTGCGTATGGTCGCATCTGGACTGCCGATACTGCCACGAATGCAACGACACTGTACTGGACTGACTTACTTGATGGGTCTCGTTGGAACTCAGGGACTGAGATCATTGCACTTGGTGCACACAACGGTTTACTGGTTGTCTTCTGTAAGCAGAACATTATTCTTTTTGATGACAGTGCAACATCTAAGTCATATCTCGATCCAACAACACTACAGCTTGTTGAGGTTATCAACGGTGTAGGATGCATCGCAAGAGACAGTGTACAAAACACAGGTACAGATATTGTATTTCTGTCAGAGTCTGGACTGCGTAGCCTTGGACGAGTAATCCAAGAAAAATCTACACCCATGCGTGATCTGTCTAAGAATGTGCGAGATGATCTTGTACAGCTTATTGAGTCAGAAACAAACGCAAACATTAAGTCAGCATACTCTGAGTCCAACGCATTTTACTTATTGTCGTTTCCAACAACACGTCAGGTTTATTGTTTTGACATGCGCGCACCTCTACAAGACGGCTCATCTCGTGTCACCATATGGAACAACATGGACTTTACTGACTGGCTTGGGTTTGATGGTGAGTTATATATGACACACGAGGATGGACTTGCTCGCTACAACGGTTATCAAGACAATGGTAGCTCATACCGTATGGTCTACTTTACAAACTACTTTGATTTAGGTAATGCGGCACAAACGAAAATCCTTAAGCGACTTGCAATTACAGTCATTGGTGCAACAGGTCAGGACTTTGTTGTTAAGTCAGGGTTTGACTACAGTGACGTATACAATAACTACCCGCTGACTGTTAAGCAGGCTACTGTCGCTGAGTATAATGTAGATGAGTACAACGAAGCAGAGTACGCAGGCGGTAACTTAGTAGATACAGTACGTGTTTCAGGTAGCGGCTCAGGATCAGTCATGCAACTAGGCTTTGAGGCAGACCTTAACGGCGGTGCTTTATCAATTCAAAAAATGGACATCTATGTGAAACAAGGTAGGATTCTCTAATGGCTTCATATACTAAATCAACAGACTTTGCGTCAAAGGATTCCTTACTCACTGGTAATCCTCTTAAGATCATCAAGGGTACAGAGGTTGATGATGAGTTCAATGCGATTCAAACTGCGGTCAACACCAAAGCAGACACAAACTCTCCTGCATTGACTGGGACACCTACGGCTCCTACGGCGGCTTCTACAACAAATACGACACAGATTGCTACAACTGCATTTGTACAGAGTGAAATTACAGCAAACGAAAGAACACCCGCAGAAGTTATTGATCTGGTATATCCTGTAGGTTCTATTTATATTTCTACTGTAGCAACTAACCCAGCTACACTTTTAGGAGCAGGAACTTGGACAGCATTTGCGGCAGGACGTACTCTTGTTGGTATCAATGTTAGTGATAGTGATTTTGACACTGTTGAAGAAACAGGCGGTGCTAAGACTCATACGTTGACTATTGACGAGATGCCATCACACACTCACAATTCACAGTACGACAACCGTACCCCAGATGGAATTGACAGTGGCGGTGCGGGATCTGAAATTGGTGGGCGAGGTACTAACAACTTTTTCCCGACAACAGCAACAGGTGGCGGTCAAGCGCACAATAACTTACAGCCATACATTGTAACATATATGTGGAAACGTACTGCTTGATTAAAACACCAGTAGCAATACAACCTGCGTACACGATTTACTTTGAACGGTTTGCAGACAGGACATGGACACACGCAGATGTTCGCAAGTGGACACCTGAGATTAAGAAAGAGTTCATACAAGTACACGGACTCTTGCAAATGATGCATACAGAACCTTTTTATTGTTTGACTGACAACCCCAAGTTGGAAAAGTTTGTTCAGTTACTAGGGTATGAATACGTACAAACACTATCATGTGATGATGGAATAGATAGAAACATGTGGAGATATACTCATGGGTAGCGCAGTAGGGTCAACCCTTGGCGGGATAGCAGGATCAGCTTTAGGTGGCCCCGTTGGCGGTGCTATCGGAAGCTCTTTAGGTGGTGCTCTGTTTGGCGGTGGAGGCGGCGGCGGTGGCGGTCAAGGCATGTCACAAGAAGCTCTTGCAGAAGCTCGTCGTCGTGCAGATCAAGCAACCTTTAAACCGTACACTGTAACAACATCAGCAGGTCAAACGTCTTACACACCAGATCAAGGCTTCCGCACACAGCTTGCACAACCATACCAAGATATTATGGGAACATCGCTTGCAGGTGCAGGACGTATGTTTGATCGTGCCGCTACCTTTGACCCAACCGCAAGAGGTCAGCAAGTATTCCAAGAACAAGCGGCTCTCTTGCAACCAGAGTTTGAGCGTCAGGCTACAGCGTTACAAAGCCGTTTATTTGGTTCAGGACGTTTAGGACTACGACTTGCAGGCGAAGGAGCAGGCTTAGGTGCAGGCTCAGGAATGGTACAACCAGACGCACTTGGCCTTGGACGTGCACAACAGCAGACACTTGCAGAAATTGCCGCAGGTTCACGTGAACAGGCAATGCGAGAGCAAGCACAGCTACAAGAACTTGCAACAGGAATGTTGGGTGCAGGTATGTCTGTAAGCGACATGGAGCGTGCACTTATGGCACAGGGTGTGGATGCAGAGACTGCTCGTGCGGCGGCGGCATATGGTGCAGGTAACCTTGCTGTGTCCCCCTACAGTGATGCAGTACGTGCACAATCAGAAGCGCAAGCCAATCGTATGTCTTTGTTTGGTGGCTTAGGATCTTCATTAATCGGAGCCGCAGGAGACAGTGGATTGTTTAGCGGTGGTGGTTCAAGTGGTGGATTGTTTGGTAGATCTAGCGCACCAATTGAAACGGCTAGTGGATTTAAATCAATTGGGCCTGCCGCAGGCTCTGGTTCAAGCGGGGTATTTTTCTAATGGCAACTCGTAATCAAGTACTTAGTTTATTTGGCGCATCCCCTGAGCAGATCCTGGCACGTCAGCGTCAAGAGCAAGCACAGCGTTTGCAACAGATTCAAAATCCTTATCAACAAGTTGGT